CTGATGCAGAGGATTTCAATGTTGGCGAACCAATCTACATAGAAGTAGATGGAGAGAAAATGGCAGCACCAGTTGGAACATACGAAACAGAAGATGCTACAATTATTGTTGTAGAAGAAGAAGGTATTTTAGCTTCAATCACACCTGCAGAGGATGTAGATGAAAGCTTAATTACTGAAAAAGAATTTTCAGAGTATAAAAAATCTCAAGAGGTAATCTTGGAAGGTTTGAAAAAGATACTAGAAGGTATGAACTCGGAAACAGAAGATTTGAAAAGTCAAAATACTGAGCTGAAAAGTGTCAATGAATCATTAAGAACCGCAAATGAAAGCTATGAAGCTGAGTTGAGCGCTCATTCTAGTTCTATTGAGGCATTAAAGGCACCAGTAGTTGAGGAAATCAAACCAAGTGCAGACGGACAAAGTAATAAAGAAAAAATAGTATTCGATATGGGTACGGCAAAAGGTCGCTCGGAAGCGGTTTTGGCTCGATATTCTAAATAATAAATAAAAACATTTAAAAAATGGCAACAAACATCACGACCTCTTATGTAGGTCAAACAGCAGAAGGTTATGTAGCAGCGGCAACGTTAGCAGGACCAACTCTAGCAAACCCAAACATTACCGTACATGAATATGTAGAAGGTAAATTGGTAGTAAGGAACCTCGATGCAGGTGGAACATTAATAGCTGACGCAACTTGTGACTTCACATCATCAGGAGACGTTAATTATTCAGAAGGTGTTTTGGATTTGAAAGCGTTACAAATTAATCTACAAGATTGTAAGGAAAATTGGACTAAAACTTGGGAACAAGCAAACAGAAGAGCTTTAATTCTTGACCAAGCCCCTCCGGCAGAAATGGCTGATTGGATGCTTGAGAAATTAGGTAAAAAAACTAGCGGCTCAATTGAAAATCTAGTATGGAATGGTGACTCCGTTACTGCAGGTGAATTTGATGGACTTATCAAAGCAATCTCAGCAGCTAAAACTGCAACTCCAGATGTAGTATTCGGAGCAGTTATAACTAAGGACAATGTTATTGATGCACTTCAAGCAATGATGACAGCAGTTGACCCTGCAGTTTATTCAACTTTGGGTGAAGAAGATGGCTTTGCTATCTATGTGCCAATGCTAGTAGACCAAATGTATCAATTAGCTTTAGGTGTTAATGCTGGTGGTTCTTATGGTGGAACAGTTACAGTTGATAGAAAGCCTATGAACTTTAATGGTATTCCTTTGATTCCTACTCCAGGACTTACTTCTACTACTATGGTTGGAGCTAAAAAAGGTGATCTTCATTTCGGTTGTAATCTTTTAGCAGACAATAACGAAGCTAGAATTATTGATATGACTCCTACAGATGGAAGTCAAAACTTTAGATATGTTTTAAGATTCCAAGCCGATACAATCGTGACGAATCCTACAAACATAACTTGGGGAACATTTACAGTTTAACTTTAAAATTCAAAGAAAATGCCTTGTAACTTAACGAAAGGAAAAGACCTCACTTGTAGAGATACGACTGGAGGAGTGAAAAATATGTATTTCACTAATTACGATGCTACTTTGAACTCAACAGTAACTAGAAGTGCAACTGGTGCGATTACAGATTATGCAGCCATCACATTTTACAAATATGTGATGCCTCGTGGAACGTCTGGATTTGACCAAACCATTAATACTTCTCTTGAAAACGGTACTACTTTTTATGAGGGTACCGTAACTTCCATTTTGAATGGGTTAACTCAAGAGGACTTAAATGAGCTACACTTATTAGTTGTTGGAACTCCTCATGTAGTAATCGAAACACAAAGCGGTACATTTTACCAAGTGGCTATCCAGAATGGATTGGTTGCAGGTGGAACTGCAGGAACAGGAATCGCCCTTGGTGATAGAGTAGGGGCTGCCCTTGCTTTTATCTCACAAGAGCCAGCACTTGCTCCAACCGTTACTGACTTTTTATCTATATCAAACGTGACAATAGTGTCAGCGGTTTAAAGTCTTTTACCTCATAAATAATGAAAGCCCTTGCATATTGTAGGGGCTTTTTTTTTATGCGTATATTTGGAGAATGTTTTTATCTAATAATGTGTTAGCGATAAACCTTTTCCAATATGGAGAAACTGCAGATTTGCTTAGTCAATATAGTATTGAATTTAAACCGAGAGAGAATGACCAAACTTATACACTCTTATCTTATCCTGCAACAGCTACAGAAAGGCTTTTTAGCTTTAATGTAAGCAGCTTACTGTTACCGTCTTCTCAATATACTTGTGTCATATCACGAAGTGCTGTAATTGTAACTACATTTAATATTCGTTCTAGTGAGTCAGTTGCAAAAACTTACTATGAATCATCAATTATAGACAAGACCTATGAAGAGTAAAGAAATAACAAATAGTATGATGTTTTTGGGCGAAACATACAAGAAGGCAGAAGCTGTTGAGAACTCAAAAGGCAAGTACATTGAACTTAAAACTGATGAAGGCTTTGATTACAACGATTATTTAATTGCATTATTCAAAGGATCAACTACACATCATGCCGTCATTCGTGGAATGAGTGATTATATCTTTGGAAATGGTTTGGCAGGGGTAGGTTCGGAGTTGTTTTCTGATGAAGATTTAAGAAGGACAGCTTTAGATTTAAAACTATTTAACAGATATTCATTTCAATGTATTTGGAATAGGGCAGGAACTCAAATTGTAAAGGTTAAGCATTTGCCAGTTTCAAATATTCGACTAGACTCAGAAATGAATGGATACTGGTATTCTGACAATTGGTCTAGTTTCAGGAAGAAACAATTTATGCCAAAGCATTTCCCTAAAATGGGATTAAGTGAAAGGGACCAACCACAAATATTTTTGTACCAACCTTATGTATTAGGCGCTTTACATTATAGCCTACCAGATTACATGGGCTGCATTCAGTATGTAGATTTGGAAATTGAAATCGCTAATTTTCACAATTCAAATATTAAAAATGGTTTTGCAGCAAGTTCAATCATAAATTTTAACAATGGTATTCCAGACGAGCCTACACGAAAAAAGATAGAACAAAGTGCCAATGATAAATGGAGCGGTTCAAGCAACGCAGGACGTTTAATAGTTACGTTTAACCAAGATAAGGAACACGCAGCCGAGTTATTATCTGCGCCAATTTCAGACCTAGATAAACAGTATGAGTTTTTAACGTCTGAAAGTGCGCTTAAAATAATGACAGGACACAGGGTAACTTCGCCAATGTTGTTTGGAATAAAAAGCGATACTGGATTGGGTAATAATGCAGACGAGTTGAAAAATGCTTTTAACCTTTTAAACGAAACGGTAATCGAAGGATATAGAAGACAGATTGAATTTGGAATTAATGATATATTAGAGATTGGAAATGTGCCACATGAGTATGTTACTTTCGTGCCTTACTCTCCAGATTTCGAAGGATTGTCTCAGGTTGTCAATGAAGAAGGCGAAGAGGTTACAAATGACGTTGCTTCTACACTAGGAACGTTATCTCCTCTAGTAGCTACAAAAGTACTTGATGCAATGACTCCAGACGAGGTTAGAGATATAGTAAAATTAAAGCCAAGCGATGAAACTGTAATCATTGAAGAGAACACAGGCGGAAAAGAAAGCTTTAAAGACGAGCAACTTTCTACAGATTTGGAAGTATTAGACCTTTTCGAGATGGTCGACTTTGATTTAATTGAAGATTTGAACGAATGGGAGCTTGTGGAATCCGTAAATATGGAGACAGGTGAAAGTGTTTTACACGAATTAGCTACTCCTACAGAAAAAAAGATACTAAACAAAGACTTAAAGGGTACTGATGCAAGGCGAAAATCAAGGTTAGATACAGATGACTACATTATAAGGTTCTCTTATGGTGGTCCACCTCCGATTGCAACCTCAAGGACCTTCTGCACTCTGATGAAAACAACCCACAAAAAGAAAGTTTTTAGAATTGAGGACATTAATTCACTAACAAACAAAGAAGCAAACAGACCATTTGGAGATTATTCTATATTTGAATGGAAAGGAAGTTATAATTGTAGACATCATTGGATTGCATCACTACGAAAGCGCAAAGGTTATGCTGGACCGCTTCCAAAAACGACTGCAATAATGCAAGGTGACCCACAAATGCAACAAGAATTACCTCAAGCACTTCGTAAAAACCCTAAAGTAAAAAAATGATATTTCTAATCTCAGCAAATAAGATAAAGAAAATCACAGGGACAGCGGATACCCTGAACGATGAGGCTATGAGGGTTGGTATATATCAAGCCCAAGCAGGTTTGACAATTCCATTAATAGGAATCACGTTATCTGAATACTTGGGAGAGTTGATAGTAGCCAAAAATGTATCTGGCGATTACAAGACTTTAATAGAGGACTATCTACAGCCGATAATTGCATGGCAAGCGTTGTCTAATATGACAGAGCCGAACAACTCAAATACAACTATCGGAATGAGTCACCAAGTCGATATAGTAGCAAACGACACAAAGCTAAACAGAGACCATTATAGATGGATTGCTGAATCTTATGTTAGATTGGCAAAGCATTATTTAAGTAGAGTTCAATTTCCTTACTACAATAAAAGGCAGATTAATATTGACGCAAATTTTATGGGTATAGAATTAGGAATGACAAATATTAATAAGGGGCGTACTTTATCAATGCTAGATAAAACATATTACAAAAATCACAAGTCATGAAGAACTTTGTAAGCGAAGCAGCATTCAAAAAAAGAGTCAATTACTTTGGTGATTGGAAACGTGTTCAGGCATACGAAAAAGTCGCAGTTGATTTAGACGTGACACCTTTTATTGGTTATGCTAACATGGCTTATTTAGCTCCGTTTATCGAAAATGATACATTCCCAAATACAACTATTAAAAATTTCTTTGATGCTTATATTTTAGACTTGACAATCTATTTTATGGCTTACCGAGCTTACCCAATTATATTCAGACACCTAAATAATGCAGGAGTAACAGACCCAGGAGAAAGTGCAGTTTCAAAAGATGAGATGTATAGGGTTCAAAACTCTTTCATTCAGTTAGCTAATACGGTTCAAGGTTCATTGGAAAGGTACTACGGATTGAATCAAGCGGCAATAGAATTACCAAAATCGATTGGACAGTTTGAGTCTAAACCTTATGCGCAATGGAATTTAGATACTACATCGGCAATTGATACAGATGACATTGCTTATAAAGTAGTTCCATTAGTGCCAGTTGATAGCAGTTTTTATTGGGGCTTAATTGCTACAAACACCACATTGACAAAATCAATAATAGAAGCAGGAACTCCATTAACTTTACAGGCAATTATGCAGTTTTCTCCGAATCAATTAGAGTCGACAGAAGTTTGGTTTGCCTCGACAAATACTTATGTAAATTGGGCGGTGGATAATGACTCATTAAATACCTCAACACTATTACAGGGCAATGGATTATTTAACTACGAATTAATAGACGTATATAAATCTTATAGACAGAATTATCTAAGTTCGATGGGGGCTTTTGAATTAACAATTTCACAATAATAAAACAAATAAAATGGCGATTTTTTTAAACGATGATATAGAATGCAGGAAAGCCGAACCTTTAGATACTAGAGTTCGAGTTGCTAATGCGGCTGCCTTAATTGCTCTAAATCCTTTATACAATTATGTAGGGATGCTAGTTATTACATTAGA